AAAAAGGATAAGGCTGGTTATGAGTAAAGTTGAAGATGTTCATCGTCTGATAAAGAAATACTTTTGGGAAATGCCAGATGATGCATCCCTGAGTACAGGTAAAAATTGCGTTTTGCCTGAAGAGGCCTTTGAGTTTTTTGAAGAGTATGCTGAACTATTTAGTATTGATATGAAGCGGTTTGATTTTCGTCTCTATTTTCCCGCTACAGGAATACCCTTTTTGCCGAACGCTATTTTGCCAAAATATCTGCGCACCGATCATCATCAACCTGAGCCTTTAACTGTTCAGATGCTGATTGATTCCGCTGAGGCGGGGGAGTGGCTTTACAAAAATGTGATGCAGTAGAAAAGATCGTTAATTTTTTTATAAAAAATGAAAGGTTAGAAAAAATTATAATAGGAAAGTGGAAAGTAGTCAAAACTCCTGACTATACTGAGGTTGCTATCGATATGATCGCTACTAATAGCTCGATATGGCAGTGAGTTTAAGCAGGACTGCTGGGGGGGACTACTCATTAATGGCTTGATATCTTCATCCGGCGTCTCATTAGGTACTTGAATGAGAAGAACTATTCCACAGAACTTTCATATTTTTAAAAGATCTTCTTTACCCAGGAGAACCATGAATGCAACTGGTGCATGGTTTGTGAGCGTGGATTATCCATCGGGATCTTCTTTAAGGTTAGTTCTATCGGGGTTTTGAAAGACTCATGCAGTAGCTTAAAAAATGAGGATCAAAGTGGTCTTCATCAGCTGATTTAACAGCTTAGATTTGGTGGCCCCCTGCTGGGCTTGAACCAGCGAGCAAGCGATTATGAGAACGATGCTCATCACTTAAAAAAAACAATAAGTTACTGTTTTTTAAGTGAACATTAATGCTGTACTTTATCGATGGTTATCGAGTATTTGGGTTCTGGGGGGACAGAAAGGGGCCATCAACTGGAAGTATGTAAGGGAGGAGGATTTTCCATCATATGCTGTGGTAAAGCCATGATCTGAGGATATTGAAAGAAAAACTCCTTCATTAAATCAAGGTTGTCAAATGAATATATCAATAGCCAAAAAGTTCTATCTCTGTAAGTACCAGCATGAAATTGATCAATTAAATCATTTTTAATATCTTCAGAGTCTGAACGATTGATGATTTCAATCAATTTTATTAATATAGTGATCTCTTCTGGGTATTTTATATTTAGATAGTGGTCAAGAATAATTCCGCAGTCCAGTATGTTAGATATTAAGTAATTCTTGTTATCTTCCAAGATGTTTTCATTCGTAAAAGCGTCTGTGTGCAAAACGTTGTCGTAGAAAGTAAACGCTTCATTCAAAAACTCAGATTCACTATATATGAAATCATTGTTAAAGTGCGGGCTATAAACATTATACACTTTATTATCGAGCTTGCTATTTAAGGAGTCTAATAACATCTTGAAATAAATGCTATTATACTCTCTCTCTCTCTCATTTTTTTTCAAAGCTATTAGCCTCTTTTTGTAAATTAAATTGCTCTTCAAAATTATCCCTTGCCTCTTTAAGTGATGTTTGTGCTAATTTACTTGTTTCAGTGTTATTTTTTATTGTTATTATTAGTGTGGCAATCAATCCAGCAAAGCTAAGTGCTGATAATAATAATCCTCCAGTGCCAGAAAGATATGATCCAAAATTACCCCAATCACTAGTGTTGATAGATATGTTATGCTCTCTAAAACTCCATGCGTATATTCCTGCTGGTAACACTAAGCATGCAATTAAAAGTATGACTCCACAAAGGATGATTTTTTTCATTAGAATTCCTTCTGAAATGTTATCATAGGGTTATATTGAACGGATTCTATTAAGTGATTTGGGGAAAAGTGTGAATATCGCATTGTCATTTTTATATCAGTGTGGCCTAAAATACGTTGAAGTACCAGAATATTGCCACCGTTCATCATAAAATGTGATGCAAAAGTATGACGTAATACGTGGGAAAGTTGCCCATCTGGTAAAACTAAATCAGCTCTTTTAACAGCACTGCGAAAAGCAGAATAACAGGTGTCAAAATAACGCCCGGCTTTTTCGGGTTTTGGAATGCTGTCATAAACGGCCTGACTGATAGGTACGGTCCGGTTTCTATTACCTTTAGTCTTTATGAAACTTACTTTAAGGCTTCTGATCTGTTTAGTAGTCAGTGATTCTGCTTCATCCCATCTTGCACCTGTTACTAGACATAGGTGTGCTACATGGTAAACATGCGGATGACGGCTATTTTTGCATTCATCAAGAAGTCGCTTTATTTCCTCTGCCTCAAGGTAAGCAAGTTCTGCTTCTTCAGATTTGAAGGGGCGCAAGTTTTCAAGAGGGTTATCTTTCTGCCAATGACCCAGCCGCTTTAGTTCGTTGAAGACCGCCCGAAAGTAAGCCAGCTCTAAGTTCATGGTTCGTGGCGAAACCTTTTGCACTCGCGCAGTTTTAGCTATTTCGCCTGATAGTCTTTTTTTACGATATGTAGAAAACATGGTTGCGTTAAACTCATGGGCAAGCGGACTACCCATGCTTTCACACGCAAACATCATGGCACTCAGGCGCTTCTCGCCATCATCAAGCGTGATTCCGTGTTCATCAAACCACTGCTGAGCAATCTCGGATAATTTGCGCCGATCCTCTTTTCCATCAAGCCAAGGCTTATCAGCGAGTGTTTCCATCACATAGGTTTGATATGCAATGGCTTCGCCCTTTGTGGAAAATGTTTTGCGGATACGCTTACTGGATTTTCCTTTGGGCTTCCACTCTGGATAAAAATCTAGAAGCCATCCACCCTCAGTTTTTTTCCTAATGGTCAAATTGGACGTCCGAAAATTAATGACTTGATAGTGTCTTTATTTGGAAGACTCACAACTGTGTTGCCAAGTCTGAACCTTAACTCATTATTTTCTGGTGTGTATCTTATAAATCTACCAATCTCTTTTGCTTTATAAAAAAAAGTGAATTTAGACAATTGGGCTCGGTTTTCTCTTTCAAGCTTTAAGAACGATGCGATTGTTTCGTTTATATTGTTTTCATCATCTGATGGGATCCAATCATAATTATGTATTACTGGAATGCCATTTCTCTTATCTGATTGATTGATGTTTGCTATTTGAGCGCTCAAGGAATTAAACATTTGCAACATAAATGCCTGGTTTGCGTCAGGTTTTATTACTTCAATGTTAGCTGAGTCAATTTCCATTAGCTTTACAATGGAATTTACTTCATTAGCTTGCATGCTCTCAGTTGAAATTAAGGCTGCGCTTATTCTCTCTATTTCAGAGTTCACAGTATCAATTCTTAATGATGATGTGTAAGGTTGATATCTAAAACCCAGTAAATCAAAAGGAGGTTTGTCTCTACCATCGGTTATTAATACAGTTTTCTTATTAAATGCCTGTCTTAAACCTAGTTCGTAAAATACATTTGCATTGTTAGTGCTTAAATCGCATAAAACCATTTCAATTTGACAATGTTTTGTAAGATATCGTGCATAATCATATTTGACGCGGAGCTTTCATCTGCTCTGACCGGTTTATATCCCGCTAACATGCATGCAGGCTCAATTAAATGATTGTAAACTCTTTTGAAGTGACCTGGCTCATAATTTGGATGATCTGCAATAGGCATTATTACAAAGCAAACTTTAGGTGAGATTTCGTCATCAGTTGTATTTTCGATTTTTTTTTCTGTTTTAACCTTCGCAGTCATCTTTTTTCCTTATTTAATTGTAAGAATGATTTTTCCAAGGATGTCAATATCATCGATATTACAATCAAAAGCCATGCTCACACCGCTAACGCGTACTTTACGAATTGGAATCCTCACTAAAGTGCGAACGCTCACTTTACCTTCAATGTTTACAAGCCACTCACCGTCATAAATTTCAGCATATTTACTATCAACAATATATTGAGCGTTTTCATCTAATAAACAAAATGGCTCTACGGGTAGTGGTGTGCCTGCACGGAAGAAAACCTTGTCAAACATTGCATAGCCCGAATCATAAAGCTGGCCATCAACTAGTTTTTTACGAGGTAAGTTCAGAATATCCAATTCATCATTATCGAATTTTTTGCCCTTTCCAGTCACTAGCCATTGAAGTTGTACGCCGGTTTCAGCCATGCAGCGTACAACTATGTCTGCAGGAAATCCGCCTCGCTTATAGCGGCCAGACAAAGTGCTGGGTGCCATGCCCAGATGATCCGCAAGTAGCATTTTTGTGCTGAAGCCATACGCCTCGATAACCCTATCAAGAATAGGGGTACTCTCACCTTCAAAGTCGATATCGAATTTCATAGTTATCCGCGCATACTTCCCATTTTGAGAAATGATCTTGATTATTCTCAAGTGCAGAAGTAATCTTGCTCTGTTGTTTCTCAAAATGCGAATATAGCTGAACTTTACCGAGTTCAGATGAACTGAGGATTTTGCCTTATGCGTCCTAACATTACAATTACCATCCCCACACCTTACTTGCCGCTGGATGAATATTGTCGTCTTACCGGAACTGCAATGGGTACGGCTCGCGACATGATCCGTGACGGTCGTCTACCTATTCGCAGAAAGGGTGACAAACCCCGCTCGCGTGTTGAAGTAAACATGGCGGCTCTGACTGTTGAAGCGTTAAGCGAATGCCGTATTTCGCTTCAGGCGTAATTCAGGCTATCAATTCGTAAGGTGCGAATCATGTACGATTATAAAGTTTCAGTACGAAACTATCTTGATGATGCCTGCCGCCAGTTTTCGCTGGCACATAACGTCACAGATCTAGCAAAAAAAGTAGGAATGCAACCGGCCACACTGCGTAACAAGCTGAATCCAGACCAGTCGCACCAACTGACATTACCTGAGCTGCTGACGATCATCGATCTCACCGAAGACCCAACCATTCTGGAGGGTTTTCTTCGTCAGATTAATTGCCAGCCCTCTGTGCCGGTTAGCCAGCCATACGCACCCGTCAACCGGGCAGCCCACGAACAGCAGCGATATCGCACAGAGTAGCCAGCAGGCCGCCGCGCTCAGTACGAAATATTCACCCGTCATAGGCAAGTAAGCCAGCACACTAACCCGCTATCGCAGCGGGTTTTTTATTGCCCGTCACCAGAACGCCTCAGACGCACGATGCGCCACGCAAAGGCGCGCCCATCACGCACGACAACCATAACATAAACAGATCATCCGCACAGCGCGGCACTGGCTGCGCGTCAGCACCGGCAAAATAATCGTCCTGCAGACAAAATCGGCGCTACACCGCACCCGCCTGCAGGTTTTGCATCATAAAAATTTTTCAGTTTGTTTTTTTTACAAACGGTATGGCCAGCCCGCACGGCTGCTGGGTTTCTGCCAGAGCCCGCCAACTGAAAAGAGCGAAAAGAATTTCAGGGTTTTTCAGTTTTCTGGATCTGAAATGGATCTCAACCAAAAATTCATCTAATTGAAATTAAAGGATATTTTTTGGTCGCCTTATGGATCTCAAGCGGATCTCTGAGGGATGTTGGTGACCAATCAGCAATCTCAGACAGGGCAAGGGATGTAGAGGGTTGAGGGCTATGTGCAAACCTGAAAAATTCAGTAAGCTTAGAACTGTTATTATGTACAGTATTGTTATTGCGAAAGGGCGAAAAAATGCGACGTTTTTCCATCAATGGTGCGCTATTTATGTTCATGGAGCGTGGAGAAAAGCTAACTGACGATGCGATCTGGAATGTCCGTTGGGGACCGGGTAGCAGATACGTTCTATGGCCACGTGGAGAGTATTGGGATGTGCGATTCAAGCATATAAAAAACAACAAACTGGAGTGGCTTCCTGTGGCAGACAAGCCATTTGATAATGAAAATGAGGCATGGCAGGCCGCTTATGCTGACTGGGAGCACAAACTTAAGCAATTAGAATCGTATAAGTGATATTTATATCGATGTGATCTTTGATAGAACAAAACATATTATCGCGGTGTGGGCCTTTTTTTATTTTCAGCGACAATGATTAGAAAGGAACCATACATACTAGCAAAGCAGAAAGCAAAAAATAACAATGATAGTGGAAGGATAAATCCATTGTAATCAGTTAAATAGAGTTTTGATTGCTCAGGTGTAAGGTTTAATTTATCCTTTGCATACTTGTAACTTATATATAAGCCAATCCAAATTGAACCTGTAATAATGGATAAGTAAACAGATAATTTGGAAATTAATTTTTCAAGGAATCCTAAATAAAAGTTTGGGTCAGAATATGCAACTTTTGTGAATATGGCCATGAGTGCTATGTATCCACCAATCATCCACATGTATACAGCTTCACTCATAACTACCCCAAAAATTCTCAACAGTTGAACAAAGTCAAAGGAGTTCTATCACTTACATCCCCGCCTGCGAAAACGAAGCTGGCTAAGGCATAAAAAAATCAGTGAGACACTTTTGCGCTCCCGCTGGGACTAAACCAGCTACAAAGCGATTATGAGTAAAATTCTAATAAAACACTAGCAAAATCGCTATCGCAATTTTGCTAGTGTAAATTAATAAATTATTAAATAATCAATTGATTTCGTTTATGTTTTTTTCTAGTTGGGTGGTTTTTAATATGTAAAATGAGAACTGAGTTGATGGAGTTATAAGTTATCTGAAAAATAAATAGACACATTAAATACCGACATGCTAAAAAATTATTTACGGTAAACGTGGCTGTGATTCAGGGGGCTATATGGTTAAAAAATTTAGTGACCAGATTGACCAACTCAAAAAGAACTTAGAAGCAGTTTCAGGAACGCAATCCATCCCTTTTAGCGAGCTTTTTAATAAGCAGTTTTTGGCTGAATGCTCCTCATTTACTTCTCTTGAAGATATGTTTCATAAATCGGGATTCAGCGTTGAAACAAAGGAGGATTTTGCCGCCATACCGGATCAGGCATGGGAAGATTTCATAACGCAAAACACCTCTTATAGCAGTTGGAAGGAAATGCAGGTTGATGCAGGTAGAAAGCACATAAAAAAATTGCTCATTAAGGGTATGTGATCTTCTGATGATAGCCCTCAGCTTTATGTAATACCACCATCACACTGCTGTTAGGCTTTGCTAGGGGGGACGAAAAGGGGACAGTTGCAAGTCAGAAACAAAAAGGCCGCTTTGATTAAGCGGCTTAACTGCATGATTTTAATCACTAAATTTGGTGGCCCCTGCTGGGCTTGAACCAGCGACCAAGCGATTATGAGTCGCCTGCTCTAACCACTGAGCTAAGGGGCCAGCGGAGCGGGGATTATAAAGTATCTCTTCAGGGCAATC